TTCATGAATTTGCATCTGTTTTTCTCACGGTTCTTGTAAATTTGCCCGGATCACGCAACTTGATAGCATTGATTAACTTACGGGTGAGATTCTCAGCTTGTTCAGGAGTATAACTTTCGTCAATTTGCTCCAATAACCGGATAGCACTGAAAATGATATTAGATGCACGAGTTTCGATAACGTGGCGGCTATCCCGTTCGATATACATACTATCTAATTCTTCTAATAAACTACGGGTTTTCTTTTGCATTTTGGCCCAGAACCTTTTTATTATTTATAAAGAATACAAAGGTTTATTATTGTTAGGTAGACTGTGTTGGATACCATTTTAGGAATTCTGGATATACAGATTTCCAGCTTTGATTCCTCAGCCGATCGTGACGATTTAACTCAGAAAATGCATTGCTAATATGCATTAAAGAATTAGTTTTTAAGTTCTCAAATGTTTTATAAACCCAGTGAGTTGAGTCAAATTTATCCAGTACTGCTTGTTTATATTGTTCGCTCACTGCATCTAAAGAATATGTTCCACGACACCCATGATAATTTATTATAATGGCATCGCCGTATTTGCTTTCAGAAAAATACTGGTTATGCCATTGTTCTAACTCATCGGCCCAATATGCCGATAATATCCCAGTGGTACGTTCTATTCTTAGCAGTGCATTATGAGGTAAATTTTCTTTCCACCACAACATATTTTCGTGTATTTCGTTCCACACCATTGGCCAGCGTTGGTATTCCATTCGGGGTCCTATGTCGTCAAGGCTGAAATAAATTTCTAGCATTTTAAACTTTTCCCAAAATTTTAAAACTGAATCTGTTACTTGTTGTGTTCCATTGGAATGATACCATAAAGATATTTGAGATAGGTCAACGTGATCTTGCAATTGTTCAAGAACTTGAATGTGTGTGTTTGATAATAGTGGTTCGCCGCCCTGGAAATGTATTTGCTTAATGTCGTGCGCCGGCATTGTTTTAATCAATGCTGTTACATCAATATTTTTTGCTCTAACTTTAAACTTTTTTTCATTTTTTTTATACAGCGGATCAACTTGACGCCACAGGGTGCTAAATTGTGGGCCGCAAATTCTGCAGGCTAAATTGCAAGAAAAATCACACTGTATATCTAACTCAACCACTGAATCTGGCAGTTCCCAACCGGTACCAAGTCTGTCGTTCCAGGATTGTCGCCGACTATAATTATTGTTGGCTTCTGTCAGTTTACATTCATTGCAGTCATATGGTAATTCTTCTCCTGCCAGATTTGCTTGCCTTTGCGCCACAATTTTAGGATGTTGCCAGTATTCTAAATTGATATCTTCATTGATCGGAAACTTTTCTTTATACATACAACACGGTTTGCCAAACCATGTAGCTTCTTTGGTGTCATACTGAAGCCAGAGCCCTCCTTGTAAATCTGCACAATATTTTTTCATGATTTCTTTATTTGTCCTAATAGTTGTTTGAGCTTGGCGCTTTGCACATCCACGGTAACTCTGCCGATTTCACCAATGTCAGCATCCACTGTTTCTTTGTTGATCATTGTGCTTTTTGCTTTGATAGCTTCAAGCAAATTACCTTTGGCAAATGAATTAACTGGGCCTGCGTCTTCACCTGGATCTGTAATACGCATGGTTTCAATATTGTAGTCTAAGTCAATCTTCATGCCTACGCCCGTTGAACTGCGTGACTTCATGCACTGTATTTGATACTTGCCACGCTCACGCATGGCACGACTTGTAAAGATACCAAACACGTTGTCTGCTGTATTGATCTTTGAAATACCGCCCGAAATATGACTATGGTCAAATTCAATTTCTTCTACCGCACTACGATTCAACTGCGAAGCTGTTACAAACAATACATTTAGTTCTTTGGCCAAATTACGCAGTTCTTCTGAAACATACTTGTCTTTAACAAACAAGTCGTTTGGACTAACTTTAGCACTCACTGGCATTAACAAATCCAAATAGTCTACCATCATAAAATCCACACGCAGTCCTGTTTGAACTTGTACTTCTTTAATGTAACTACGGATATCATTCACAGTGCTTTGTGCTGGTAATGCTTTGACACGATATTGTCCTGCTTTCTTACTGACCAATTTAACTTTGAGTTCTGCTGTATCTATATCTTTGCGAATATCCTTGGTACTCATTCCCGACAACATTGCGTCTGTACGCAGGGCGCACAGTTCTTCACTGAGTTCTAAACTAACATACACGCCACTTAGTCCTGCCTGCAACCACGATAATGCTATGTTCATCATGACAAGTGACTTACCGGAACCAGACCCGCCTGCAAAAATGTTTAGCTCTCCCCGACTGAATCCGCCATACAAGATTTTGTCCATCTGTGGCCAACCTGTGCTTACTTGTCCACCCGAATTAAAGTATTTGTTAATACGAGCCTTGGGATCAGCAAAGTAATCTGTGCCCATGTCCTTGGTCAAACTAATCTGTACTGCATCCTTGATTAATTTTTCTACAGGATCATACTCGCCTTTTTCCAACAAGTCTGCTGATTTTAAGATTGCACGTTCTAGTTCTTGTCTGCGAGTAAATGCTTCAAACTCACTCATGAACCATTCATTGTGTCCTTGATTTAAGTCTGGAATGTTTGCTAGTGTAGTACCAGTAGCCGCTTTGATCTGTTCACGTGTAGGCAATGTCTTATAATCATCACTGTGTTTGGCAATAAACTCTGCTGTAGCTCGCAAACTGCGATCAAAGTTTTCTGGATTATAAATGTTTTGCACACGCACAAAAGATTCTGCGTCGTGTAACATCATTTCTAGGAATAGTTTTTGGACATCAAGTCCGTAGTCTTTTAGCAAGTTGCTTCTTCCTCATCTCAATTTTAATTTTACTAGTTTCTCGGTTTTCTAATATAGTTAGCAAACATCCTAGTTGACCCAAACGAATCACTGCGTCGTTTACATCTTTACAACCTTTGGGCCACTCTGGAATGCTTACTGCCCATCCTAATTCTATAGCACGATCTACCAACTTCATGCCGGCTTCGTCTTGATCTGGTACTACAATAACCTCTCGACCCAAACTGCGTATTAGTCGTACCTGTGCATCATTAATTTCTGCGTGTAACACAGCAAGCCCATTGATGCTTAACGCATCAAATACACCTTCTACTACAATCGCCCACTGCCACGCATCTCTCTGTAGGTCTGTACCAAAAACATATCCGTGCTGTATGTCTTGAATATACTTGGGAGTACGATCATCTAAGAATCTAGTTGTATGTCCTACCACTTGATCGTTGTGTGTAAACGGAATTATAATGCCGGGCCGCGGCTTTAACTTAGACAAAAATGGATAGTCAACAGGTATGCATCGTTGGCGTAAATATTCTTCAGTTACAACATCAAGTGTATTTGTGTCTGCTGGTAAATCACGTTCTTCAAACTCAACAGGTTTTTCTACTGCCGGACGACGATCACTCAATAATCCTGTGATACTTTTGTGTTTAAGACTTTCAAGGTTTATTCTCTCAATCTCTTCTCCAGGCACATTTAACCACTGTAAAAATTTACGAGCCTTAAATGTTAATGTACGACCCAATACAAAACTACAAGTGTAGCCGCAATTAAAACAATGATACGACCATGATCCGTCTAGACTTGGTTTTAATCCACCACGTTGTCGCTTGTCTGTATTCTCGCCTTGGTGAATGCAACAAGGTGCGTTGAAACTTATCCAACCCGAACTTGTATTTTTTTTCTTAGCAGGTAAAAACGCGACCACATCAATCATGCTACTATTATAGCAGGATCTATCAAGTTAATCAAGTGTTGGGCTATCTTTTTGTGCCCAGTTTCGTCGGGATGTCCGCCTGGTTTGACGTCAGTTGTCCAAGATTTCAGATAGAGATCACCAAATAAAGTTGGTAACTCAAATTGATAATTTTCAGGAAAAACATTAAATTGCATGGTCATTATGTTGTGTCTAGCACTAACACCATCAAACAATAATACAGCCTCTCGATACCGTAATTGATGCAGTTCTGGCGAATCAGTTAACACCGTTTGTTGTTTAATTAAATTTTCAAACTTAGAATCTGGCCACGAACTATGTACAAATTTATTCCACTCTGGATCGTCAAGATACCGAACATGATTGGGATCGTAGTGACTAAAACGATAACTGTTAGTTACAGCATGTAATACCAAACAAGATTCTGGATCGGGTTCATGTTCTAGCCAATATAAAAAAGTCCATTTAGCACTGTCTAAACTGCCGCCCATAAGGCCAAAATTTTCAGTTGGAACCGAATAATGTTGGCCAAGTTGGCCAAGGAAACAATTACTTTCGCGATATGCTCGATGTTGCAGACCAACTTCGTGTATATTAGTAGCTGTGATATTGGGTTCGGTGAGTTCGTCTCCATACATCCACGAGTCTCCAAAACCTACAATTTTCTTGAACATCACGTATGTATCAACGATACATTAGATTTACAACAAATCCTGTAGAGATTACAACAATTGCACCTTGCTGACTTGCTGGCACTGGGCTAGGACTTGCTCCGGGATTTGGTGTACTTGGTAGCGGCCAATATCCAGAACCTGGATTAGTTACAGTAATACCTACTACTTGTCCAGTGTCGCTTATGGTTGCTACCGCGGTTGCTCCTGCACCGTTGCCAACAATGTCAATTTTGGGTGGAGCCAAATATCCAGAGCCACCATCGAGTACAGTGATGCTGGTAACTAGACCATCCACACAATAGGCCACAGCAATGGCTGGGTAACCGGGTTGATCGGGGCTGGCAAAAACACTGTTGTTAAATGCCAGGCGCAAGATTGGATACCATCCAATAATGTTCATATAGATTGTTTTTGTTTGGTTAAGATAGGTAGTTGATTCGGTTATATTATACCAAAGACTTTGATAATTTTCTGCCCACTGTGCTTTAATAGTTCCGGTATATCCAATCAGATCCATTTGAACCGTGGTAACTGGGCCTCGAGGCTCAATGAAGCTACTAAAATATTCAGTGTTATTGTAGCTATTATAATAACTACCTCCATTGGGATTCGCGTTCAAGAACATGCCGCCTGGATACTGTCCATAACTTGTACCACCATATTGAAGTTGATTTGATAATTCTATGGTGGGAATGGTCAATTCTGAACTTGGCACAAATGTGGGCATGACTGAGTTTACTATATCAACAGGAGCCCGTGCTCCGGCTTGAGCATTAGTAAATACCGCTTCTGTTAAGTTACCGCTGGTGCGTGTGATGCTATAGTTAGCTGGTTGCGCTTGAATTTCTAATAATTGTTCTGCTGAAAGAGTTACCTTGGCTCGACCAGTTGGGCCGTTCAAAATTACCAGGGGTTCGTCGACCAAGAGCTTGGTTCCTTTTTGGTCAATTGTTCTAAATACAAAACTACTACCAGTGATATTGACTGGTTTTTCTTCTTGGTTGATAAACTCAAATAAGAGTACATTATCAACCCCTTTGTTAATTGTTAGTCGTTTTGCGTACACGGGATCATACCTATAAGTGAAAGTTTCACCGGCACCAGTATCTATCAGTAATACTCGTGTAATCTGTTGATAAATGTAGGCTTGGGTTGAGTACATACTGGTATTTATCGATTAAACCAATCCGGATTATTTGATTATAAATATCCTGGACATTATGACCAATGATATCTTCGCTAAACTAGCAGAAAAATACCCGTTTATAACGCTGTGTGTCTACGCCACTCAAGAATATATGGGCATTGTACAAAATCAAGATGATATTATTACTACTATCTACGACTTTGGCGGCATACAAGATTTAGAAGAAAAAAAGAAATTTTTAGAATTGGCCAATATTTGGTGGTGGGAAAGCAATCGTAGTATACCCATAAACATATTCCTTAAAGCTGAATGGGACCCTTTTAAAATGTATCTACGTACATTTGTTAACAAAGACCTAGTAGTCTTACACGGGCCTATATGCAGCCTAAGCGAGATGAGCCGTAAAAAATCCAAACGCAAAAGTATTACTTTAGTCAGACGAATTGAGTAAATTCATGTGCAACGAAACCAGCATTGCATAACTAATCGCGTGAGATTTTTTAAATACGAAGCCTTTACTATCATCCCCGTCCCATACACTAGCAAATACCTCAGCCCAAGGCTTGTTTTGTAAGTGAGCTTTGCCTGGACGAATGATACTAATAAGTGCGGCGAGACGAGGAATACTATCTGGTTTCATCTCGGTTAATAGAGAAAAATAATTCCCCACGTGAACCAATTGTTTTGCCCAGTCTACATCCGTCCACAATTTTTCCCATGACGGAGCTTGGTTGAGAATTTTTTGATAATGATCTGGGTTTTTAATCAACTGGTATACACTCATATTAAGCAAGTCTATCTTAAAATAGCCTCGCTGTTCGGCTTCTTCGTAATCAATAGCTGCACACTCATTGATAGGATCATACGGAATGTCTGTAATATACACGCCCGAGTTGTGACGTCTTACCTGGCCTTGGTGTTGTTGCCGTGCCGGAGTTGCTTGAATTAAATTAAGCAATATATTCCTATCTGCTAAATCAAGATCAATATCTGCCGACATTACCATCCACCCTTGTTTAAAATATCTTTAGCGTACTCTTGGTCAGCTGGATAATCTTTAAATTTTCGAGTCCAAAAATCTGCATCAATGTACGGCCATATCATGGCAATCTGTGTTTGATCTAGCTCGCTTAAAAACTTTTGTCCTGACTCACAGTTATAAATGATCCAGGCACTGATACGACCTACGCTGACTGCATACGCCATGGCATTGGTGTTGCCATATCGTAAACAATCCTCAGCAGGATGACCTGATTTTTCTGCCCAGTCAATACCAAACTCCATGGCACGAGCTAGTGCATCATTGACATTCTCTATTCGTAAATATTCTTGTAAGTATTCTGTATAAACACTATCTTTGGCCCAGTGGTCTAATTTTTTATTTTGTTTCAGCACCCACTCCACAAATCTTGCTGGATTAATCGCCTTAATGTCCACACAATATCGACCAAACTTAACAAAAGCTCGATAGTACGGACTATCGGCAAAATGATCAAATGTTTTTAACTTGGCACTACCTTGCGTTAGTTCATAAAATTTAATATATGCTTGGAATCCTAGGCGCACACCTGCTTCATCTTTTTCCATGCGGCGGCGTCTTGGTTCGCACGAATGCACAGCAAGACTTGCTTCTTTAATAAAGTCTTTCTTACAGTACTGACAAGTGTACTTCATGCCTGTATAATTGGTTCCTTGATTTGTTTAAAGTGTTTTTCTAATTTGTGTTGCCGAATATACGCAAATCTATCGGCATTCATATAGGTAGTCATAAACAATGGCAGTAATAGTGCCACCTCATACGGCGGAATAGTTTTGGCTGGCTTGTACTCATACCTAATGCCATCCGTGTCTACAAACTCTACTCCAGTAAATGGTGGTACTTTATATTCTTCTAATTTTTTAAATGGCCAAATCATTTTTTTACGTCCTGGCCTAATTTTTTTAAATATTCTTCTACATCTTTTTTGGTGTTTATCTTGGCCATTAAATCTAATTCATCATCTTTAAGATGTGGATATATTTCTGCCAACTGTTTTCGATGAGCGCTGGCTCCAGCTTCTTTCTTCTTAGGGGCAATCCATTGATGTCTTTTTACACCATCATCTGGACTAACAACTGTGGCACATAACCATTGTAACTTAGGATGCCGATTAATGGCAAAAAAGTGTTTATTAAAATTTTCGTTGCAACTCTGCAAATAATATTGTTGTATGGCTTGATCTCTGGCAGAACTACCAACTTGTACACTACTACCCCAACGAATCATAAGAAAATTTGAAAACTTTTTACGTTCTTCATCGGTAAGGCCTGCATAAAACTCACGATCCTTACGATCAAAACACATCATTTCATTTTGAATTGATAACTTATCCACGATCTTTTAATACTGTTATGATGTCACTGATTTCGCCTTTGAGCCGGCCGATATCTCGTCTTAGTTTAGAAATTTCATGATATTGCATGCCAATAGTTTCTTCTAATGCTTTAATTTGTGATTCCACTGATCGAAATTTTTTTAACTCGTCTGATGCCTTAGGAGGTGTTGCTGGCAAGTCCTTACTGTCACTATCTATATTATATTGTTCCATCACCAGGCCTTATTGTAATCAATTACTTCACAGTTTCGACTAATGTCTTTAACAAAATATACACAATCGGGTTTTTCTGTATTACCTAAGGGTACGCATAACATCTGTCCATTTTTTAATTTAGGCGCATACCAAGCAACTTCCTGGTACACATCTACAATCTCAATGTCCAGAAAGCTGGGTCTAAAACTACTAAGTGGATTAAACTGAAATGCCTTAAAGCCTCGATCATTAATACTGGTTAACGGCAACACTTCTAAATCTCCCAAGTCTGGCTCGCCAATTAGGATTTGCCAATCCACTGGCATACGAATTCTATGTTCACCTATGCGTAATACTAGAGCAGGCGCATTAAAACTTTCCAAGAAGATTAACGGAATATAGTGGTAATCAGGGTCTTGCGGATTACTATTATCTAGTATGGCAAATCTCATATCATCTACTTCTTCTGGAAGATGGTCTAGGTCAAATGGTGCATTGTCGAGCGTTAGTATTCTCATAGTATTATAATATAGGATTTTTTATGTAAAGTCAACATATTTAAAAATTAAATCTCCAATCTTGAATCGACGGGTCGTACCACATGTTAATATCTAATTCCGGTTTTCTAGTTCTTTGTAAAATAGTCTTGCTAGAATTGCCAAACCATGTATTGTTAACGTCCATAATAATATTTTGATAGCGAGCTTTCCAAGTTATTACAACATAGATATCGTGTGGCCACGTGGTTACATTTGATGGAATTGTGAGTTTTAAATCGGCAAGATCAACGGGTCGATTTAAATCTACAATTAATGTATCACTAGTGTACAATTTGTTCAATTTTAAATCATCAAATCTAGGCAACATGTGAAACAATCCATTTAATACATTAGCGCGGTATAATGTATTTTCTAATGAATGAGATTCACGAAATGATGAACTAATTGTATCTTCATACACCGGATCAATTGTAATATCAGGTTGAAATTCAAATGCGTCTGATCTATACTGGCACAATGGAAAAATTGGATGATTTTTATAAACTTCTGCTGTAATTTCAAACTGTGATGGTATAAATATTCCTCCATGCTTGCGAGCATGTTCAGCCAATGATATAATATTTTCACCAAAAATTTGTGTATTAATTGTTTCGGTTACATAGATGTCTGCTGGAATATCTGTGTTTAGAAAATCATCGTGTACGAGTTCAATGATCGTGTCTAACCCGGTGCGCTTAAACATCTCTCGAGAATATTCAGCCCTTCCAGTATCTTGTTCAACTGCATACACTTTTGATGCACCAGCACGAGCCGCCAATATGCTAAGAATTCCTGTGCCTGTTCCAATATCGCAAACAACTTTACCGGGGGCAGCTAGAGCAATTGCTTGATCGTAAAACGTATTGCGACCAGTATCGTTAAGCATAGGCATAAAAATACCATCTGGGCCAAACCAATCTTCAAAATTTTTATTTTCCATTATTTAATCTTCATCCATTCTAATTTTTCTTGTGTAAACGGATAGTTGGCTTCTTTATAAAACTGTTTGCGTTTAGTTAAGTGTCGTTTTGCAAATTTACAAGTACTTGTTACGTCCCAGATTTGCACATGATCTTTATCTTCAGCTTTTCGTATTCCTCGTCCGATGCTTTGGATAACCCTAACAAATGACTTGCCAGGCTCAAGAAGAACAAGATTAAAAATACGGGGAATATTAATACCCACAGCAGCAATACCATAGGTAGCAACAATAATTTTATCATCCATAGTAGCAACTTCATCATACTCATCCTGTCTTTTTTTACCCTTGGTTGAGCCACTTACAAACACAGCATTATCACCTAAGCGTTCTATAATACCTTGTCCTGCAGCAATACGATCTACAAGCACCAAGGTATTGCCTGTAAGATTAACTTGTTTAATAAGTTCTGCTATTGTATCTAGCCGACCCTTTTCTTCTAACAAGTATTTTAATTCACTTTGGTAATCTTTATATTCCACATGATCTACTAACTGTACAACATTCACATGACATTGTGCTAGTACCCCGCGGTCTTGTAGCTCACTCGCACTAAGGTGGCTAATAACTGGACCAAGACTACATAACAATGCCTTTAATTCGTACTGTTCTTTAGGAACTGTTCCTGTTAAGCCCCAGCGAATAGGCACACGAGCCATTACACTTGTAAGTAATGTCTTGAGAGCATCTGCTTTGGCCATGTGTACTTCATCAACAATAACGCAAACCACATCTTCTAAGAAGTCCGTAATTGTAAATTCTACGGTGCCGGCTTTGGTATTTTTTAACAGGACATTTAAACTTTGCCATGTACAAATGGTATGCGTCTTGCCAAAGTCCTTGCGGTCTCCAAAAAACACACCAACGTCAAGACCCATGTTGATATAGTCGGCTTCTGTTTGCGTTACTAGGCTTTTGTTTGGTACAATAATAATACTACGACCATATTGCTCTACGCTATGACTTAGTGACGCTGTCATGATAGTTTTACCTGCGCCTGTTGCTACTTCTTGCAAGCATTGTGGATTCTCAAGGAAGTTGTTTACAATCTCTACTTGATAATCACGCAACATAATAGGCTGACCGGCTAACGGATGTGTCTTTGGCCATACCTTATCACTGAATGTATCTTCTGCTACCTTATTAAATGCAAAAGTAGTTGTATAAGCTCTTTGATCATCTAACTCAATGTCATAGTTATAGCTTTCCAGAATAGGAATAATTTCCGGCAACAAGTTTGTGTAAGTGCTGCCACCAAGTTGGAAGTATGCTACCTTGCCATCCCAACGACCAAGCCGAACTGCTGGCTGGTATCTTGCGCCCGGTATTTCATATTTAAAAGCGTTTACTAGTTTTTTCCGTGCATCAAGTTCTAAACCTTCAATCTTGATATTGACTTCATCACGGATTATAATTGTTGCAGTTTTCATTAAATTTTAATTATTCGTAAGTAATTATTATTTAAAATAATGTTTTTGTTCATTACTTCTCTTGCATACGTTAGAGTTTTGTCAACATCTTTTAAATTTCCCAGCGGCAATTTATTGGTTACTGGAGTAATTGAATGCGTTACACAATAGGTAATAAATTCAGGCGGGTGTTCGTATTGGTACGGTTTTACTAAATTAATACTAATATTTTCACCTATATGCATCCATTGACTAAGTTCATGATCATTTGGAGTGGGATCAAAATTAACAAATTTGCTAAATGAACTTCTTCCAAAGTCAACATATTCTAATTCAATATTAAAAACACCCGTTGGAAACAATCTATTAATAAACGGATTTATCTCTCTGCGTAGTTCTCTTGATCGAAGCCTATAGCAAAATGATTCTTCTAGCTTATGTATCTGCCTATTTAATGCGTGAAAACTATCAAATAATTTAACGTCAATTTTATAAAGTAAAGTCTCCAATTTAGGATGTTTACGTATAAGACTGATCCAGTCTTTATGCAATTGATTTATTTGAAATTGATCAAAAAAATTATTCGGCAGTACTAACGGTGACAGCTTGAGTTTTGATAATGTTTTATTAACTACAATAACGTTTTTTCTAATCAAATCTATAATACCATTAACGTTGGTTGGTTTCTTATCTTCTGAAAAGACTTCGCTAGTAAACTTACTATCCCAAATCATGCATTGCTCAACATACCAGCTAGTTAATTCTTCATCAATTGAATCAATCTGAAATTCGTCGCCGGTTTGGGTCCAATAAATTTTAAAATTCATATCAATAAGTATAGCATATTTTTATTGTAAAATCAAAAAAACCGATACCTTTTTAGGGGTACCGGATAAAATGGGCTGTTGAAGAACAGCCCAGGAGCTACCATCATACTTACCAGACTATTATCCGATTAGCTATTTTTCATACAAGTGCTACGAGCAAGTGCTTTCCAATTCATACCAGATACCTTGGTCAAGTCTGCCAATTTTAGTGCCATACGTAGGCTCATTTCTCGCAACCGATCCTTATTTTCATCCATAAATGCCAAGATTTCGTCGCCTTGTTCTGGTGTAAATTCATAATCGTTAAACAACTGCCCTTGACGGAAAATTTGTTTAATACGTAAGAACTTGTCACGCATGGTGTTAAGTGTGAGATCCAAGAAGTGACAGCGTGATTGCAGTGCTTCCAGGTGATCTTGCATACGCTTGCTCTTTAAATGATCAAACTTCAAATTGGTAATAAAGATGGCACCGCCCTTAAAATCAAATTGATCTGGAACACCTTCGCGACGCAACATACTGCTATCACTATTCCAGCAAATCTTACGCTTTTTACCAGAGTCCAGTGCTGCCTTAAGAATGTTTAATGATAAGTCATCTTGGAATACCGCATCACAGTCATCAAACACCAGAACATTGTTCTTGTCTGAATTTTTGTATAGTGTGCAATACAATCCAATTGGAGTCATTGCACCTTTTACAACTTCGTACTTGATCTTTTTACCTGACAATTTGTCAAACAAGCCAGATTTTTCAAGTTCAAACTCAACACCGTAGCTCTTGCCTACTCCAGGAGGGCCAACTACAATCATAGCACGGACATCTCCTGAGATAGTAGCGCGAGTCATTTGTTGCAGAACTTCAAACCGTTCTTCGATACGATTCATAACCATCTCATCTGTTTCTACCATAGGGCCAGTTTCTTTTAAGATAAAGTCTGCCGGTGCGTCGGCGTCACGATTGATAGCTTCTGTGTTGAATTCAAGTATATGTGCAGACTTAGTACCGCTAGTAATTTCAATGTCTTCGATTGAATTTACTGTGACGCGAATGTTCTCTGGAACATTTTCACCAAAGAATCCATCACTTTTTACAGTGACAAAATTGCCTTTGGCGCCTGTCTGCAAAAATTTTACAAGTGTAAACGTCATGTTATCAACACTAGTTCCACGATACATACCATTCTTAATTTTTACTGTTGTCAAGGTTAGCTCCTTTTTATTAACTATACAACTATTATACTATATTGGGTATTTCTAGTCAACCGAGTATTTTTTACTTAATTCTTTAAGTTTATCTTCGTATTTGATCTGAGCCAGGCAAATACTGTACAAGGAGTACAGTACGATTCCTAAAATTCCTGCACCAACTACATATGGTAATGTGGCTGTTCCAATGTTAGCAAGTGCTAACCTAACAAGTACTACTACCGATATCGACATTGCTAACATACCTAATACCATTCCTACTGCTTTTAATTGTTGTTTCATGTTTGCTTCCTTTCCGAAGGTTCATTGTAATATTTCTACTACAATTATATACGAAATGGAGTTTTTGGTCAACCATAAAAAAGCCCTATTTAATAGGGCTTTTAAGTGACCTAATTGAAAATAATTAGCTTGGTGCAGTTGTGGTGTATGGTCCTGTATAAGAAGTCGTGGAACCTACATTATTACCTATCTGGCCTATGCTAATATTCCAATTATATGTGAATGTGCTATCAGTAGGAACATAATAATTCCAGCAACCGTCAGGTGGACGTACTGTTGAACAGGGCGTTCCGTTTACAGCAACACTGCTTCTTGGATCCCCGGACCCATCACTGTTAGGTGGATTACCATCATAGTTCTGAGAAAAATTATTTACGGTTCCAGCATTAGGATCTACCAAAACATTACCTAGATAGTAGTTTAAGTTGATTTCTCCAAAAAGAACGCCGTTTCCTCCTGATACTACTATTGTCATGGGTAAGCTACCAGCAAAGTCGGTATTCAACGCCGCAGAATTATCAATACTAAACAAAATTACCTGTTCGGCTGGAGGTACAACTGGCCATCCGTCGGTTGGCCCAGCAATTGTGGGTATTGTTCCTGAGTATATTTGGGTGCTATTGATACTAGCAGTTATGCTTACTGGATCTGCACCGTATCCTTGTCCCACAAACTGAATAGTTCTATTCTCTGCCATAATTATGATCTCCTGCAATTATTTATCATTTGTTGATTGAATTATGTTATATAACTTATTCTACCCCGGGGGATATATTCATATCAAAACTCATAGTAGAAATTTGTCCAGGAACTGTTTTTATTTCTCGGTGCCATGTGCCTACTTCATCAGATGGACGTGGGTCGGGTGGGGGCGGAGATGAATATGCAGCATTGGTGATCACTACATTGCATCTTGCATCGCCATAATTGTAAATGGGACCAATCGCAGTAACTCCGCTATCTACATTATTAGTTGCATAATGATAACTTGAATTAGTAGTGTTATAGCAATAATCTGCTTCGATTTGCCCCAAATAAACATGATCACCGGTAATAGCTAAACTTACTGGCAAGGTGTAATCATCTCCGGTAGTGACCAATGGAATTTGACAAGTGAACAAAATTATCTGATTAGTCGGGGCTTGGAAAAATTCACTAGATTCTAGGGTCGGAATCGCGCCAGAAAACACTACATTTCCATCAACTGTAGCTGTGATAGTGCAAGGGATCAACTCACAACCTTGACAAGGAGAACTATATCCTTGCCCCCGAAATAAAACGGTTCTAGTTGTCATATTTTCCTAAAATAATTTCTTATTTCCAGTGTTGAACTACCACTGAATCTGCAATTTTATCTGGCTTGGGCCTACCATGAAATACCAGCACACTTGTAGGGTTCAGCAAGGTAGTACCTGTATTAGGCAGTAAATGCCGTTTTTGAGCAAAATTATATCCGCCATCTAGGCACTGCCACCGCCAGCTTTTAATCCGTTCAACATCAAGAAAACGGCGCTCGGCGGTAGGTATAGCTTCCGAGATATAATCTTGATCACCATGATATTTACTTAGTATTCGACTCAACTCTTGAGCTTTAAAATTTTGCCAAATGTAATTATAGCTATCAGTATTCCACCACATGACGCTGGAATTTACACCATAGTTTGTGGGTTTCCATAGGTGTTTAAAATCTCGCACTGCCCAAAAATAAGTTAACGGCAAATTCCATAACCAATCCAAATTATCAACAATCACAGTGTCCAAATCAAAATACAACAAGGGACCATGATGATATTCTGCATTAAACAACTGCATTTTGTACCACCATGATTTTTTTGGTCCCGAGATTCCCCAATTTAGTAATGCATGTTTGATGTATGGTTCCGGAACCGACCTATGCTCTTCGGTATAAACGTGCAACCTTATACCAGGTGTAATGTGTCGACTCAACATACTATAAAGCCGGTCGACATACTCCCAGGTATAGGCATCACTGTGTATTACACAGGCACAGTCAATAGGCCCAGTTAAGGGTTGTGCTACAGGGCTGATGCGATTCTTTTTAGCCATATTCCTTGAGATATTTCATCTATTGTATATTCTGTATGACAAATTTCAACTAGCCATTGGTCACGATCTTGTGTATAAGGGTTTTCTATATCTTGTATACTTATAGCCACTGGCCAGGCCAGGCTAGAACTATTGACCATGGGTCTAGTTCCAGAAATTGCGGCCTGTATGCCAGGGCCCGAATTATAGTTGACCACAGCATGACAATCAAAGTGCAGATCAAAGCTGTCGTAGGTATTGGCCAGATAGTTGGGTTCTTCTAGCACAATATTACTGGGCAGTAATTTTAAATTTAACGTAGATCTGGGATGGGGTCTTACTCGAATAGGTCGATCAGTCACTGCTTGTAAATCAATAATTTGTTTATATATCCAAGCTTCTATACTAGGGAGATCTGCTACTTGTAAACTGTGCTGGTGTTGCGCTGCTATTAGTATTTCGGGTCGGTGGAATGCAGTTACCGCCAAACTGATACCTAGTTTACTGGGGCGATCCCAGTTTAAATTTTCTGTATGTCCGTAATAGCCCTCAGCTGTGATATTATTTACAGCGATCTTCCAGGTATGCCCACGATACAAGGCACCTACATCTATAACGATCACCGGACGACCTTGTGCTCGGTAATGGTCATATATCTTTTTATTATTCTTCATTCGGCCGTGCCATAATACCGACCAAATTACAGCGGCATCTGCAGTCATTGAATTTTCCTGCGTGACAATGCCTCGGGCTTGTACACAGTCTAATACAGCGGCCATGACTGGACGGCTGTTTTGCGCACACTGGGCAGGAAAGTAAGCTAGTGTTTTAATCATTATAAATATTTCATTATGTACACAGTAATTACCACGTTTAACGAAGAAGGTCTAAAACAATATGGTCAACGCATGATTGACACATTTGAGTCTTTGTGGCCGGCAGAAGTAGATTTGGTTGTTTGCGCTGAAAATTGTCAACCAAAAACTACTAGATCCAACACTCGCGTGTATGATTTATTGGCTGTTGGTTCAAATTTACGGGCATTTATTGAACGACACAGAAATAACCCTCTGGCGCACGGACTAGCAGGACCGCCAGAAGTATTTGATCCACGCAAAACATTTCGCTGGAATGCCGTGAGATTTGCTTATAAAGTATATTCCGTTGCTCTGTGTGCCGGTCAACTCAGTTCTGGGTGGATGATTTGGCTGGATGCCGACACACATACTCACGGACCTGTGCCCATTGACTGGTTGCCCACTGTATGTCCGTCTGATGCTATGATCAGCTATTTGGGTCGTGGCGAAAAATATCATAGTGAGTGTGGCTGGGTGGCTTACAATTTGGATCATCCTGCAACTAGGAATTTTATTAATGATTTTGCTGGTATGTACAACACTGATGACATTTTTAAATTGGCCGAGTGGCACGATAGTTATGTATGGGACCAGGTTCGCCGCCGCTATCAAGGCAATAACAAGTTTTGCAATCTAAATCCTGACTCCAATAAAAAGGGTGCTGGTCACCCGTTTATTCATAGTGCATTGGGGCTTTACATGGATCATGCCAAAGGCACTAGAAAACAACAAGGCATAAGTCGCGCACACGAAATACCACACCATCATGCAGTGCCCTACTGGCAAGAAATGGCAAAGGGATAACACATGTACCAAGCACACCGTTGGTGGTTTCCGGATCAAGACACACATTTTGCTGAAATGCTGACGAAAAATATTGACAAGGGTGGCCTGGCTGTGTATCAAGAACCTGTGCGCCGGGCCAGTATCAAATATTGCCGAGACCGTGATGTGGCTCTGGACATAGGTGCCAATGTGGGCCTATGGACTCGAGATTTGTGTCAATACTTTCAACGGGTCATTGCCATAGAACCTGTGGCTGATTTTAGAGAGTGCTTAGTAAAAAATGTTCCTACTACAAATTTAAAGATTTATGACTGTGCGTTAGGAGCAGAAGCCAGCATGATCGACATGATAATTACTCCTGAAAATACTGGGCATAGTCATGTGGACCCGGCCAGCTTTGGGCAAGGCAAAATTAAAATGCAAACCTTGGATGATTTAAATTTGTCCAAATTTGATTATGTAAAACTTGACTGTGAAGGGTATGAATTTAACATTGTGCGTGGTGGTGAAAATTGCCTAAAGGAATATCGTCCTGTGATTGTGGTCGAACAAAAATTTCACAAGGACACCGGCATTACTGACAACGGCGAAACAGTAGCACTACTACAAAGTTGGGGCGCCCGCATAGTTGAACAAGTTCGAAATGATGTTATCATGGGATGGTAACATGTATCTATTATTAAATCGTGACGAAGCAGTGGCAGGGGTGGCTAAACGGATGCTGGCACAACATCTAAAAAAGATTGCACCCGAGTGGGCCAGCACCACAGCATATCTTACTAAGATGAACACCCGCTGGTCCAAAACTCATCTGTTAGAAATTGATTTTGCCACAGTTAACACACTGCTAAAACAAGATATACAATGTTACAAAGATTTTATTGTTACTGAATACAAAAAGAAATATCGTCCGCTGGTTATCTGGTTGGAACAAAATTTTGACCGTCTTGATATTGATCGTCAATATTTGGTAGATACCTATATTAATAGCTCTACCAAAAACTTTGTCAAAACAGTAGGACAACAGCTGACTACTGATCCAGTCTGGATGATTTCCGGTGATCAGGTGCCAGATAATCAGCCCGTGGTCATTAGAAACATTATCAACAACGGATCCTTGCTACAACACCGTTTGGCAAATCGCCTACCGTTTTGGTTCATTGATTCGGGTTATACTAATTTCTTAACCGGTAAGAAGGTCTGGCACAGATTGGTGCACAATCATATACACCATGCTCCAAGGAAAAAGATGGGCTATTTCCCCGCAGATCGTTTGCACTTGTTACCCAGCATGCCTGCACCTTGGAGGAAAGAAGGTAATGCAATATTGGTCATTGAAAACAGCGAATACCATTATCAAATGTTTGGAACTACATTAAACGACTGGCGTGATCAAGTGCATAACGAAATAACAAAATTTACCGGACGAGAGATTGAATTTAGAACCAAAGACCCCAACCGCAAAATAAGAGATAATTTGTATGATTTTTTAAAAAATTCCGACTACTACTGTGTAATCACCGACGCCAGTGCATCAGCCATAGAGGCAGTGTGGGCCGGAATACCGATTATTACTTTAAATCGTCACATTTCTATTCCTGTGGCTAAAACTTCAATATCTGAGATTGATAATTTATACCGTGGTCCCATTGGAAATTGGTTATGTGCGTTAAGTTACAGTCAATTTACTACTAATGAGATGTATAATGGCACGGCACTAAGGCTAATAGAAGAATATCATGTATGATGTTGTGGTTTATCTTTCTAGTTTGCCAAGAATCTCAGATCGATATCGTAAAGTACAAGTGCTCCGGGCCTTTGCTCAAGGTGCCCAACATTGTGGGGCCAA